AGAGTACCAATAGAATTATCCAAATATAAAGATTCCTCAGCATGTGCCACGCTTCGAAATAAATTTCTATTATAGAAACTCTTAATATCAAAGCGCAACACTAATTTAGCAATTCTCAAACGTTGTAGAAATTGTTGTCGCGTTATACCCGCCACGGTGTAAGCACCAACACGAACACTGGTAAGCTTAGCAAGCAACTCTTCGATGAAACCCATTTGAACAACTGCTGTTGCAAAGGCCGTTGTAACTAGATACATTATTGAAAACAATGCACCTAAGGATTTCAAAGTATTTAACAAATTCGGAAATATAAAAATAGTAATTATAGATTACAACTGTGGGTATAATTATCCCCACATGAGGTCACTACTAATTTTATGTTAACATTTCGCGTTCAAATCAGGAAGAGTAGTTTCATCCTAAAATGCCGTAATCATAAATGTTAGCACCGTTTTCCTCCTAAAACTGGCAAAAGGTAATCTGTTGTTTCATAATTCTCATATACAAATCCATCATCAACAAAAATTGAAATTTGTTCTATATTGTTTGTGGAATTGTTTGCCACTGTGTTTGTTCTCATATAATACGGTCTCATTATGTTTAACATTTCCTCATGTGTAGGGACATACACTCTAGTGGATAAACTGGGATTCTGATCTAATATACCCATGATCTTACTGCAAAATGTGGAATATGCCTCACGTCCATGCAAAAACATGTCTCGTAAAGCACCATCTACATAAGCAGAAAACTGTTCCTCGAAACTCAAGGGCGTCTCCGTTGGTTTTTTAATCCAATGAAATCTTTTTAAAATAGAATCAATATCTAATGGAGCAACATAACAATTTAATTCAAAATGTTTTAAAAAACCGCGCTTTAGAAAGGATGCTTCCGCCAACTCAATATAATGGCGACTCGTGCTACTTTTGTCAGCCATAGTATATTGAATATCGACCTTTTCAAATTCCCTCTGGCATGTGGTATGTGAAAACCAAGGAATCTTTTTTGAAACTGCCATTAAATTATCATCTCCGTAAGTCACTAAACTAACGTGCTTTCTGAAACCATCCACAATGGTCGGGCGCATTGCGTAATACACATAGCGCATCATAAGAGAATTGCATATACTATTTAATTGAACAGTAATCAAATTGCCGGATGGATTACCATTAGCAAATCTATATAAATCACTATCAAATAATATGTTAGGATGTATAATATCAGATAATGCACCTCTCACATAATTTAGCAATGCATTATCAGCACCAACCTCCTCATACCATGTTAACATGATTTTAGCAGCGCTTGCTGTTATTTGAGCAGCCATGCGTGTGTCGAAACTGGAAAAATCTCCAGCGATAAAGCGACCATCACCAAATTTGCGCAATTCTTTTGCCATTTCGTCCCACTCATAAGATAAAGGATTTAAACCAACGAAACATTCTGTTAATACCTTCTCTTTGTAGATAAATCGTGGTATTGCGGCTAAAACTCTGCGTGAAGCTATATACCCTGCAATGGGGCTGCCATAAAACTTTCGGACTTTACTAATAGCTTTTTCTCGGGGTAGTAATTCGTTCACTTTGCTACTCGCTTTAAATATGATTTCTGATCTTTGACCTTTAGACCACAAATCCATAGTTCTATCAATTTCTGATACTATATCAAATTGATCAGTAAATTCGCGTGGTACCTTGGTCAAACTGGGATCGCACGGATCGCGTTGAAAGACCTTCTTTTTTGCTATGTTCAAAGGAAACCCTGTTGATGTGTCGTTGGGTATACCATGCAAGCCAAATTCTCCTATACCATCTAACGCCTCCTCTAAAGTGTATAATCTAAAAATAGATTTCATCTCAGATTTATTCTCCTTCAATAATTTGAGAATAGGCTCATTATAATCATGTATCGCTCGTGCTAATAAATCACCTTCATAGTTTTGTATAGGTAGTAATAATTTGTTCAAAGTGCTCAAACCCTTCTCTAATGAATTTGGATCTTTCGGTGGGCAATGTTTTGCCTCACCAAAGTGCTCAACAATACCCTTAAAAGGTGTTTTTATATATGGGGTGCGAGCTCTGGATTCTAAAAGCAAGCCATCTTTTCTCACTTTACCAAAATAAGAAGCTATTGCAGCGGGACCTACACTCCGTTCATCACAATAGAGAGGTCTCTCATTGTGTAAAGTGTATGCAGTTCCATAAGTATCCACTCGCACGTCGGCAGCTGAAGCAACTACCAAAGTAGGACTCGTTGTTCGCAAAGCTTGTTCAGCTTTGGTTATATCCTCTAATAAAACACCTGTGCTCCAACCACGCTTCGATCCTAAGATTCCTGCTACATGGAAACCATATATAATAGCTTTGTCTCTGTCAACGAGCAAGCTCCCGCATAATCCGCAAAAGCCGGGAAATTCTGTGTCATACTCGAAACCTTTTAACTTTTCAATTGTTAGCAAGGTATGACGCTGCTCCTGTCCCCATAAATAACCGGGTTGCTCTAAGAAACCAGCATAATAAACGATGTCTTGATTCAACCTACACGGTTGTCTTGACATCTTAATCTCATTCTCTGGTGATTTCCAAATCAAACAAGTAGATCTGTTGTAAAAGTTAGGGGCCGTGGGCGGGAAAAAATGGGATATATCACTTGCGCAAGGACTTGATGCCAAATGGACAAAAGCTATATCGCGCGACCTATCAATATGACAATAATCAGCTGTTAATTTTTGATCCTTAGTTTTAGCTGTTGGAACCCCTGGTTGTGTAGTTGTTTCAATATCGAAAGGAAAGGTGTAAGGTATAGCATGAGCTGGCAACATCAATATATTGCTCTTAACGACAATACCATTCACAGTACCGTATACTTTACCGCGTGATTTTGTCACTACTACTCGAAGGCTTCGCGCCAACAAATCCTGTAAATTATCGGCAGTTGTTGTCCTTGAAGCCCAGGTGCCTTGTGGGGGCATTCTAGAATAGCCCTCTTTGTAATCACGCTCATCTTGCAATTGATGTACAAACTCACCTGTTGCAGGGCTTGCTAAACGAGGTTTAAAATAGGCAAGCTTCTCATCTAGAAAAGTGCTCTTATCCATAACTTTTGATTCCCCGTCTGGCTTTCGCTTCAATAAAGGTTTAATCATCTTAAAAATCCTATATATCATATAGAAGCTTGTTGCCATTTTGAAAGATCTCAATGCCACTTGTTCTAAAATTCTGACTGGATCATCTATTAAAGCTGAAAACCTATCTCGCCGTCTCTGCAATTCTGAATTAACCAAATGGGCAAAATAAAAATATAAAGAAACTAAGATTATGAGGTGCACTCCTAATAACCATTTAATTAAATATGGTTGCACCACCGATAATATAATCAAAATAAAAAGGAAAATTAAAAAATAAATCAAACTCGGTCTATAATATTGATATAACTTACGTACAGCACCCATATAAATACCAAGAGAAAGCCATTGATCGTAACCACCAATCAACAATGAGCGCAAAGACCATAATTCACGGGTGGTTAAAAAATGTAAGGCACCCCGAACGTTGAAAAACTCAGCTTGAGGTATATCTTTTAAAGGACAGCAACTGCACACAACCTGAGGTAACTTGCACTCAAAACACGTAACACAACCTTCCAAAGATCGCTGCACGTCTAGCTTTGTTTTTTGCCTGTTCATGTGACACAACACATCTTCTCTCAAAAAAGAACAAAGTGATATAAAATCACTACAACCTTCCTTGACCCAATCGCGCCTATCCAAAACATCCCAATGAATCATAGACTTCTGGGTTTTGTTATCAATAGATATGTGTGAAAAGCGGCGTAACTCTAAATCATAAACATTAAAATCGAGCCCGTCAAGGTTTCTTAAACCTCCAAACGCATTCTTAAACTCAGATTTAATTGATACAACAACATCTAACGTAAATCGGCGTAAAATGCTCTCAGGACATATAGAACAATCCGTGGCCCTCAATGTAATATCATTGGTAGTTACAATCAAAGCATCATTTGACGGGAAAAATTTACCTTTCTTGTCTACGTCGGCTTTCTCCAATGGACGTGGTATGGTATTAACATAATTCAAAAGACGATCATAATTTGGTTTCGAATTAACATTATTAGCCACATCATCAGCTATAATTATTTTATGAGAAGGTTCTATAGTTGATTCATAACGTTCCTCAATATTCGTAAATACAATTTGGCCTTTATCACACACTTTATGGCCATAAGCTTCCAAAAGAATGCGTGATAAAACTCGCAACATGGTTGACTTTCCACAGCTAGATGGACCCGACAATTTTAACGCATAAGCCTCAAGTTTATGGGGTGCACTCGATTTACTCTGCCAATACGATGCTTGTATATTCATTAATCGCGTTATAAAATTAGATACACAAATGCGCTGCTGTGCACTCGTCAAAGAATGTATTATATCTCTACCTTTTACTATCACACGCTGCAAATTCCGTTCAAACCCTTCTAAATCCATTTTAAATAAATTGTTTAGCTCAATATATTGACCCGAAGAAACGAACGTATATGCTTGTTCTAAAACGCGAACCTCTGTTTCAAAATCAACAGCTGCGGCTTTACCTAACCCTAGAGAAGGCCAAGAACCACTCTTTATATTCTCCCAATTACCCATAACAAATGAGAAACCAGAAAAGCAATTATCCACCAAATCTTTACATTGTGGTAAATGGGCTTTAAACAAACAATATTTTTTCCATAAAGTTTCAAAATCTAAAGTTTCATAATCACAGAATGTCTTGCCAGCTATGTAAAGAGATACCAATTTCAACCACAAACTCTGAACGCGTTCCCACAACATATCATTTATGAAATCATCTGTTCTGTTTAAAATGTTCATAATAAAATCACGGACAACATCCATAGAATTAGCTTGAGCGCTTGGAAAAGTGAATGCTTCCTGGATCCATGTAATAGCCTGTTTAATCCACTCACTCGGTAAATATTGAACTATTAAATTGGAAATATTGTAAACTAAAGATTCTAACGTAGGGTTATGATATAAATTGTAAACCAATGTCACACACTGCATTAAAAATTTACATATATCACAGGCACCAATATCAGCCGTCTCTTTGTAGACATCAAGAACTCCTGTAATATATTCCACTAATGGTAATGTAAATTCACTATCACTGGACATGGCAACAGGAATACTCAATTTCAATTTCCGTTTTTTAAGTTGTAATTTATGTAGTTGTTGCCCTTTCTTTTCTGCTAATTTATGTTCACCCTTCTGACGTAAACGGCGAATTTCTGCAACTAAAGAATCGTATTGCGCAACCAGATTCTTGTAAGAATTTACCTTAGCTTTCACATCCGCTTCGCGTTTTTGCTTGAAACGGGCAATATCGATAAATTTCGAGGTATCCACCTCTGATGATTCTGAGATATCACCAAACTTATAATTTTGTTTAAATTTGTTCATATTAGCAACTTAAAATTTAAAACCCGAATGCTCTCGCATCCGGGGATCTGGTAAGTCACACCAGAGGAATTACATATTTGTTGGTGCGCATGCATTGACATGCTATTTTTCGGATTACCTAAAGGTGCTGCATCGACTTTTGCGTTGGGCAACGCGCATAGTATACAGTCGGGAAGGCATCAGCCTCTCCTCCCCTCGTCCAAATCGCGGGATCATCTCCCAGGGGTTTGTACCCTTAATCCATGGCTACCACCTACACTAACTTTCCACATTAGTGTGTGCTTTCTATAATAGCTCACTTCATTTTTGAATGCTAACTAATTTATAAAAAGAAAAATAATTACATAATATATGCGGGTATAGGATCTCTATATCCATCTGCACAAAATTAGAATATATAGTATACTTAATAACCACCACGATGAAAGCGTCTCCTCAACCTATGTTGAGTTGCTTTCTAAAAAGTGGCTTGAAGTTATATTGCTATAGCATCTGCAATTATGCCATATATTATCCCATTAAGTTAAATTTTAAAAATTAACTTTGTTAACAATCGCAACTTACTTTGTATATCATTATGATAAAAATTACTATCGCGCGATAAACGTGCATTTTATAATTTTAATATATCTTTACAAATTCTCAAACGTGAAATATCGTTGTATCGAGTACTCTAGTCTCACACACACAACATCTTTAAATATTTATTGTTGAAAATAAGGTCAACATTAAAATCGTAAACACGAATTCACATAATGAATATGCATTTCAGTAACACTTAAAATTCCTAAGTTCAAAGTTCACAGAGGAATTTAAATTTACAAAACGTTACTATGGGCTATACAAAGACCCCACATTCATCAACATATTTCGAACTCCTGCACTAAATTCTCCATATATCTCCTGTGTGTAAATCAAAATAAATTACATGCAGTATGTTTAACGCCATATCTGGCGGGTATTCATCATTGATAAATAAAATCCTAGTGACCAACTAGAATCTTACATATCTCAGAATACCAATTTTCTAAAATGATTGGTCTATTATTCAGGCATCACTCTGAATAAGGTTAAAGTGAATAAGGTTACCAACCTCCCTAACATTATTAGGTATCAGAAAAAGAATGATTATTTGCTTATTGTTATATACAATCAACCGATAATTAACTTCTAATAAATATATAAAAATTAACAGTTTATATAAAACTTACTCGAATCTAAACTTCTTATAGATACATTACAACTTACCAAATCATAAAAGTTGTAAAATTTCATATAAAAAGATTTACAAGCATTCAAGCTTGAAGTTTTAAATATACATAATAACTATTATAATTTGATAATAGAAAAACTATAGCTAATTAGTCTAAAATGTAGCTAACCAACATGAGAAGCCCCTAAGAT